TCTCGGCGTGGGAGATAATAATCTTCAAGCATTGACATATGGTCTCTGCTATCGTTAACCTGACCACTACCCTGATCATACACCATCTTGGTTCGATATCTCTGCATTACTTCACGCAGATATTGTTCGGCTTTTTGTTTCGGTAGGTTACCAACATCAATGTAAAAAACTCTTCGTTCGGGTGCTCTAGAAACACGATAAACAACCACAGCGTCTTCGATCTGCCTGAGCATGTTTACTGGACGAATTGCTTTCTGTAGATATCCAACAACTCTCTTCGAGTTAGCATCAACTAGACCCGAATTTGCGTAGGCAATTGAGTCCTTTGTAATGTTGATTCCGCCATTTGACGTAGGATAAATTGAATCTTTATCTGTGTTGGTATAAACATAATATTCCTCTACACCTTCGACCAAAGACAGTGATTTAGATCCATCGTTTTTACTTCTATTTACTTTTCTTACCCGCTTAATTTTAGTTGGGTCAATAGGTCTAAGTTCAACAATCCCTTTCATAGGATCTTTCTCATCGATCACCATTTGATAAAATAACTTAGAATCAACATACCACCTTCGAAAGATTTCATATGCTTTTTTATGAAAATCCATGAGACGAAGAACTTGATTAAATTCATTCTGAATTTTTATTTTGATAGAATCTGATAGTTTAACTTTTCCTAGACCAACCTTGACAGGCTTTCTATCTGTCCCCATGACAATAGCTTCATTACAGATGTCTTCAATTGCATTGTCAACTTCAGGAAAAAGAGCTAGGCCTCGATACTGTGCGATTAATGCGTTTTCATCTCGCACTGCACCAGTAAAGTCAACATAGGTTCCCAGAATTCCTCCTGTTTCAAATTGATATGATCCATCGTATTCATCAGGAGTAATAGCTGATCTGGCTTGCACACCGGGGAGTTCTGTTGCAACTCCTTCTGTATCCTTTAACGATCTTCCAATTGTAAACCCTAGTAAGTTAATTGCCATTTTTTCTCCATACTATAATTAGTTGACATCTTTCACTGTATGATATGAATATTCAACCGTAACTGTGAATTCTACTAAGGTATCTATGGAGTTTGCATCCATGGAAATTGGACCGACAATTGTTGGCCAACAATCATTTAGCTCAACTTCTTTGAGAACTGTATTACCGTTAGCACCTATTTGTTTTATTTTCCAGTCTGTGGTAAAATCATTCCAATCTTGATTGTTTATGTTTGTTTTGTGATCATTGATTGTATTACTCCAATCATTGAACTTGGTCCATAAAGAATCCTTACCACCTTGATCTAAAACTCTGAATGTCCATGGGAAATATATTCTGTCACCAGGCCATTTTAAAATTCTTCCTCTATAAGGTATTCTAATTGGGTTGATCTGACTCGGTGGTAAACTTACTGCACGAATAAAAAATCTATTTAAACTGTCGTCAATCCCTGTACCCGGAAATTTCATCTCGACATCATAGCGGTGGGTTCTATTTCCCCCGTTAAATTCATTAATGAAATTGTCAAGATTATTTGCCATTAATATGAACTCCCACCAGAAGAACTAGAAGATCTATTTGTCGTCGGACTACTTGTCGAAGTACTGGAAGAAGATCCTGACGTAGTTGGCAAACCCTGAGTTGTTTGTATACCAGACGAAGTTTGAAATCTCAAACTTACGTCCTGAATACTTAGACGAAATTGTAGTGTTGCATCGCAAATTAGTCTATTTTCAGCAATAATATTTTCCGGGTTATTTGTTGCATCACAAATAACCGAAAATCCTGTTAATGCACCAGCAGCAACCATTCTTCTCAGGATAGAGTCTATTGCTGATGTAAGGCCGGATCTATTTGTAGCATCATTTATTCTGAACATATAATCTCTAATAATGTTGGAAATTGATCGGCTAATTTGAAGATATGTTGAAGATACATTAACATAATTAAATATCTTTTGATTAACATCTTGGTTTCCGGTTCTATCACCAAACAAAACTGACCCATATCCTTCAAACGTTCTTATCGGATTTATATAATCTGTTGCAAGTGCTTCGCGATCAGTTGCAGTGAGATCATATTCCATTCTAATAACATCTAGTAATGCTCCCGCTCCTGTACCAGCAGGTGATGTATATGGGCGAGAACCTGAAGCAACCCGCGCCATACATCCTGCAACATCAGCAGCAACTCCTGTTGTTATTAGATTAGCCTTTGTATCATTTTCAGATACTAAATTTGACGAAGTTCCTAAATGAACTTTTTGTCCAGCAACATGAAAAGTTAATTTATTCTGATTTGTATCTACAGTTGGTATACCATCCGGTCTGGTAGAAGATATAGGAGCTTTAACATTTACTTGGCAAATTGCAATACAGTCTCCTCTATTTTGAGCGATACTAGTAATTGTATTATTATATGATGGAGATGTAGTATAGATACAATTGATTACTTTTGGTGTATTTTCTATAGTTTGTACCCCATTATTTATTGTGTCTGGTAGGTTATCTGGTGCTCCTGCAACAAAACACTTACCTCCATATCGCAGGTAATTTAAAACTGCATAAAAATCCTCTGAGATTCCGGGATCAGTCTGATCAAAATTGATTACTCCATTTGGCCAGTTTAATCCTGTTCGATTATTTCTATTTGATTTGTCTGGAGTTTCATTTATATAAGTCGAAGTACCATCTGGATCTAGTCCATTAAAAATATACCAACCCGTAGTACCGGTCGAGGAAAGTCTTGATAGTAGATCGGTAGGATTTTCTATTATCATATATTCTTGATTACGTTCATTCTCGTTTCCTAATGCAGCCAATAAATTACCATAACTTATAAAGGCTGCCATAAAATCACTATTTCGTTCTGGTGGGGATGTAACAAATCCTTGTGATTTGTTCAGATCTATGGTAATATCAGTCATGTGATTCTCCGGAAGTAATGTGTATTTCTAAGGTATTTATAGAAATGGAGTGTCGGACGAGTCATCTCCACTTCTCCAATAATCTTCTCCATCATAAAAAGATGTGGGTTCCTGATCATCAATCGTGGTTGAGAATCCAAAGGGTAAAATATCTTCCTCAATTCTCTTCATTTCATCTTCATAAATGTCTTTTCTGATGTCCATATCAGTCAGATTTTTGAAATATTCCTGTCTGGTGAGCCAAGCAAATAACACCAAACACATTACTAGGTCATCATTGTGACCATCATCTGCTTCAAATGATGCTCCTTTTGCTACAAATGTGTAGAGTTCTTGGATTATATCCATATCGTCTATTAGTAATTTATCGTTTTCTATTAGACTTTTCAGTACAGAGCAGCCGAGCTTCTTGACCGGACCCGTAGTTCTGACACCCATCTGAGATTGTGAACCACCGAAACCGCTACCAATAACCTGTCCCGCTCTACCTTTATAGACGGACTGTAGGACGTTCTCGTACTCAAGATCTTGGTATAGGATATCCGCGACCTGTGCTCCAATGTCATTAAGTTCAATGAGACAGTAGGCTTGATTGTACTTGTCACCGACACTCCGAATGGCAGTGGGATATACAAGCGGTGAAATCGTATTATTCCTGAATCTCGCAACAACTTTATATGGGCTAGTCGTTATGTCCACAACAAGAAAGGCACTATAGTCTAGACCCTGACCACGAGCGGTATCTACAGCCATCACATAAAGATGGTCCTCTTTGGGTTGTTCATATATCATCAAACCATCATTGTTATTGTCTATTGGAGATATGAAATTTAGGCAGTGTAGCTTCGACGAAGAAATCAGTGTGTTCGTTGAACCAATGAAGTCACATTCAAATTCTGTCTGGAACTGTTGCTCACTGGTGTTCTTTATCTGCTGTTCTTTCCACTCTTGGTCCCTCAGAGGTCCGCCGGGATACTTGGGAACCTGTGACCAATGGATTTCGATAGGGATGTATTCGTTCTTACCCTTCTCACCCTCTCGTTTGGTTGCTCCCCTCCAGTAATGGTAAAATAGATTGAGTCCGTTCGGGGTCGAGACCATTAGAACCTTTGTGGACTGTCCAGAGGTGATTGTAGGGTACACAGAGCTAAAGAATTCCTCTGCGATATTCTGGGGAACGTGTGCAAATTCGTCAAGGAAGATCATGTTGAACGATCCACCACGGACTGCGGAGGCAGATGTGGAGGATGCTAAAATTCTAGAGCCGTTTTCGAGTTCAATGGATCCCTTGTTCCACTCGACGATTCCCTGCTGGAGCCACAGGGGAAGGTACTCATATGCCATTTTTAGACGGCTGAGGATTTCTCTCGCAGTCGATTGCTTATTCGCAAGGACCGCAACCGTCATGCTCTGATTGAATAGAACATAGTGGAGGATATACGAGATCATAGTAGTTGATTTGCCAGACTGTCGAGGCAGCTTTGATATGACAAATCTATTATTGTGGACAGCGTTTACAATTTCTTCCTGATAGTCGTACAGATTGAATGGTACAAGTCCTTCGTCTAGAGACACGACTTTGACGTATTTCTTGATGAAGTAGATAGGATCCTGAGCACATTTCATGTACTCCTGAACCTGATCCTTTGTAAACTCAATTCCAATCCCCGCCGGTTTTAAGTTTGCATTACCTAAATATCCACCCTTTTTACTTGTCATCTTCCTTCACTTCATGATTAACATCAATGATCTCTTTGTTTCTACTTCTGTCAGGGTTGATTAGATCCTGTAGCTCGGAGGTAGACCCAACGTAGATCGCATTGGTTGTATTGTGGTTATGCACGGTCTCGTCTTTATTCACATCCTTGACCTGCTTGTGTAGATCCATAAGATCTTTGTTTATATCAGC